CATGCCCATGCCTTTACCGATTTGTTTAGCGGCTCTTTGCATCTTCAACTTAAACTTAAATAGTCGTCGTTGGTATTCAGATTGTTTTAAATCCATAGTATCACCATTTTACCTTGTTAGCCCAATAAGCCGCAGACATCTTACCCTTAGCAATGTTAGGGGCATGTCTAGCCTTAAAGTTCTTGTTACGTTTACTACCATCAGGTGAGCCTTTAGCTCCTTGTTTACCGAACCTGATAGTCTTTATTGTTGAGCCTACTTTAGCAACAACAATATGTGATTTAGTTTTATGACCGGGAGTAGCTTTAGGTTTGTTATAACCACTCACACCGGCTCTCTTTAGCCTACCATCAGGCTTTTTCTTAGCTGTAGCCATTAGTACTTCTTCTTTCCTTTTACAGCACGCTTCTTATGCGTAGCGCCTTTCATAAGCTTCCCATTAGGCATCTTGTGATAACCTTTAGGGACTTTCTTAACTGGTTTCTTTGTCGCCATCGTTAGACTCCTTACGTGTTGTTAAGCGTATAGCCATAGGTTTCTTAGTAGATACCTCTTGCTCAATCTTCTCTGGTACTTTCTTATAACCATAAGCCATAAGGTTGTTGATGAGAGTTCCTTGTGTAGCAATAAGCTGTGCATAAGAACCACTACCGACTCTTATAGAGCCATCGTTTAAAGATACTTCAATAGCTTCATATTTCTGTATCATCATCTCGATAGGGTCGAAGCCAAGCTCCTCAAGTTTCTTGTAAGCCGCCATAGAGTTAATGTTCTTAGAGCCTTTAGGACGTCCACTGCCCGGCTTCCGTATCTTGTCTATATTTTTATTTCCCGGATGATTTGCCATATTGTTTTACCTCCTTTTAAGGTTCTGGAATTGTTATATTGATAACATACTTTAAATATTCAAAAAATATTATTACTTATCAACAGCTTAAATAATATAAAAATTAAGGCATTGAAAAATAATAAAAATAGTTTAGATTATAGTCACATTCTGGTATTAATTTGGGGAGAAGACGAAGAGTTTATTCACCAGTATTATTCAGGTGATTCCTCGTCCTCTTTATTAGATGTGTCTTTGAGCGTTTCCAGTGCTTTTCTTAGCACTTTGTTCTCTTGTATTAGTATTTCCAACTGACGCTGGAGTGACGATACCGTATCATCATAAGATTTCTTGTTCAAAGCCATTGACCGGAAAAGACCCATAAGTCCGGCGGCAACGACAACGAGAAAGATACCTAGTGATGGCGGTAAGTATTGCATCAGTATCTTTGTCTCAGGTATCATAGTCGTGGTTTCCCTCCTATTAAGAAGCCATAAACGTAAAAGCTACACAAACAATAAGGTAGTGAGATAGCAGTTACAAGGTTCCATCCACCAAGTAAACCATAAGCTGATATAGCTATAGTTACCCAAGCGGCTGTTGCCATTAAGTCGAATACTTTCCTCTGAATCAGACCGTTATAGTATATCTGACAGAAGCCTAGTATTAAGGCCATCCAAGCCCATAAGAAGTTATTTACACCAATAGTCTCTTGAGAGAAGCCAAAGCCTGACCCAAGTAACATAGTAACAGCTACGAACCAAAAGCCCATGCCGGAAGCTTGTTCTAAACCACGTCCATAAGACCATTCAGAGTAAATAGGATTAAATTTATTATTAAGTGAGTGAAAGAAGTTATCAACACCAAGAGCTATTTCTTGGAATTTAGTAGTAATGTCCATATGAATATCCCCATAGTTGAGGTATTAAATGCGAACCAGATGTAGTTACTCAAATCTCTTCCCCATACATTACCAACAAGGTAAGAGGAGAACCAAGTACTTTGAGCTACCATATATAATCCAGTAGCTATCAACACCAAGATAGTTATAGGTCGTTTAGAACTCATCACAGAAGCTCCGACCAGTAATATTATAGTTGCCATACCAAAAGGTATAACATCGATTAAGTGATAAAAATTCATTATTAGTCTCCTTAGTAGTTATAACACCGAATTATGTCATAGCTTCTCAGAGATATTGTAAGACTGTATTTAAAATATATTTAAGAACATTTAGAAATAAAGACTTCTAAAGGTTTAGAGTCCTTACGGCTTTAGATACAACAACAAAAACATAAGTCTTTAGATAGCATCTCCAACGTTAATTACTCTAGTTAGTTAGGAGATATATCTCTATACCCCTACCCCCAATATCCCCCTTCCCCACAGGAGTGTATCATTATTCCGCCCTATTTTTCTTCTATAGGGGAGTGTTGAAAACATTAGAAAAAAAAATATAATGACCCCTCACCTATCCACACAATAATCCGGTAAAGGACTATCATATGAATAGATGAGGGGAGATTACTACTTACCCCAGTGGGATAAGCATGTGAATATAACTTTATTAGGGTTAGGTAACTTCATTACCATATCCCAGTATTCTTCAGCAACAATAATTACAGGGAATAGACCTTCCTCAATAAACCCTTGGGGTCTTATTTGATTATATCTATACATACTGTAAGGTAAGCTACCGATGCTACGTGTGAGTGTACCTGCACGTTGGTCTACAGGGTCAGTTACTACAAATTCTTTGTTAGGGTCTGACCATAGTTCTCTTATTAGTTTGTCTGTGAATTCATCAACACCGTATACTGCTACAATATCTAAGCCTTTAAAGTCTTCCTTGAATGCTTGTACAGCAGACTTAGGTGTGGGCTTAAGCTTAATCTTAGTAGGTTTATTGTCTGATGAACCTTTAGGACGGCCTCTGAGTTCCTTCTTCTTTGTAGGAGCCTTAACCTCTGGTTCTTCATTTAGGGGACCCGTAAGAGATTCTTCTTTCTTCTTTACAACAATAGGCTTCTCTTTAGGTTTCTTTGGTAGTGTTGGTTTCTCTACCTTAATAGGTTCCTTTGCTTTAGTTTCGATTACTGCATCGATTACTTCTTCTATTACTTCTTTAGACTCACTCATCTAATGCCTCCACCAGTGCTTCATAGCCACCAGTTAATTTGAATACCTGTGGTACTGTACGAACATTCATCTTGTTTACTAGTATGTCTTTGAATAGAGTTGCCTTCTCTTGTGTCTCCATTATATCAACATACACATAAGGTAGTCCATCTTGTTCTAAACGTTCTTTAGCCTTATCACAGAAGGGACAGTTTCGTCTTCCAAGAACTAAATACATTATTCCTCTCCTTCTAGAGTCTCCAATGCGTTGATGAATCCTTCTGAGTAGAACTCATATAACATGTCTTCAATGCTACCTGATGCGTCCATCTCATATTCACTAATGAATTTATCGAACATGGCTTCTACTGCATCTTCTAATTCGTTAGGTACTTCTTTTACCATATCATTATTTGTTGTCATTTACTTTATCTCCTGCTTGTTTGAAGTCTTCCTTCATCCATACTAAGTTATTGATATCATTACGAGTTAGGCCAATGTCCCTTAACTCACGGTTAGATAACTTGTTTAAATGCTTGATAGTGTCTCTGTGCATTTGCCAAGTCATTAAGTAATTCCATAGTCGGTATATCCATATAGCGACGGCACGGATTGTTCCACAAACTATCTTGCGGAGGCCTTTTAATATGTTAATCATAGTTCATTTCCTTGTATAAGTTTTCCAGTGCTTCTTCGAGCAACTGTATTATTTCCATTTCGTCTTCTATTGTAGAGGACATTTGTAGTTTACTGTTGAGGGTACCGATTAAGATACCGCCATCAAATTGTTCTTCGATGCTATCTAATACTATTTCACTTGCTGATTGTATCAAGTCCTCATCAGACAACACCGTATTCTCTTTAGTCTTATTTATGTAATTAGTAAGATTTATTACGTCCGACATTGTATACACCACCATTCTCTAGTATCTTCTCGTCCTCGTAAGGAGCAACAACTACTCTGTAGTGTTCTTGGACAGCGCCACTCAAGGCACCCATCATTTGTTCCATATGCTTATAACGTGGTTTACCATTACAACTATTCTCATAGTAACGCTGTACTAATACTGCTATAGCATACTGTAACTCCCCACCGTGTTGTGGTGAGAAGTCTTTTCCGATTAAATGGTCAATTACGCTTCTGTCTTCTTTAGTGATATAAGGCATTATATAGTTACTCCAAAGTATTGTAATGATTTAATTGCTAAGTATACATAGAATGTTAGTAAGCCGAATCTAGCTAATATGTTTAATAACATCCCAAGTGTGTAACCGAATATTACTGATAGTCTTTCCATCATTTAGTGTTCCTTCCTTTATATGTATCTACTACTGTGTCTATTATATTGAAACTTAACGCTTCTTGTGGTTCCAACCATACATCAGTTGGACCTAGCAGTTCTTTACGTATCTTCTTTTCTGTTAGTCCTGTGCACTCCATATAGTGTTGTACCATCCATTCAGATGTTTGTTCGAATGATTTAATACGACCATATAGTTCATGCTCTTTACCTGATGACCCTGCCGCATACTGATGAGACATAATCTGAGCAGACTTAGATGCATAACGATGAGCACCCGCCATAAGTGTCAAGATACCACATGAAGCCGCCAAGCCTGATGCCATAGTATCTACAGGTATCTCTGAAGTGTTCATTGCATCGATAAGTGTTAGACACGAATCAATACGACCACCCGGAGAATTAATCATAAGTGTAATACGTTCAGGGGCTAATTCAGGCTCCATCATGTTGTATTCAAATATTTGATGGACAATAGGCATAACTACTTCCATCTCGAACTTACCTGTTAGCATAAGTATGCCGTTTTCTCTCATGTAAGTTCCCGGAGGTAGCATTTGCATTACCGGTAAATCTACTACTGGTTCTTCTTTTTTCTTTGTTTTCTTCTTAGTAACAGGCTTCTTCTTAGCAGGAGCTTTCTTCTTTGTCTCTGCACTTAAATTCCATAATAATGTCATACTAATATTCCTTACTTATTTGCACTGGTTTATAATTAAATTCTTATAGTATATCATAGTTGTTGATGAGCCGGCAGACTTGATGTCCATCATAGCTTCACCACTGTCAACTGCAATAAACTTACATTTTGATGTTTGTGTTATTATTTGTCTTGCGAAGTATATACTAGAACCTCTATTTAAAAGATAACGTGCCATGTCAATATACCCTTCACCTGACTTCTGAGCCAGTTCTAATAGGGTTACATCAGTAGGTGCTTGTGAAAAGTAAGGTGCATGAAACATGACTTTACCATCTACAATTATCTTCTCACCCGCTAATGCCATGAAAGCACAAGCAGAAATACAAGTTGTATTCTCTTTAACTATTACTGTTAATCCTTCTCTAGCTAGCATGTCACCCATCTTGAGGCCGGCGTAATAATCTCCGCCCGGACCAGATAGCACTGCTGTTGCTACTTCATTCTTCTTAAGTATTTGATATAGTTTATCTGCTTGTTCGTGGGTTGTATATCCACTAATAGAAACAGTGTGGGTGTCTTTGTTATATGTTACGTCGGCATATGCTGTACTCACAATAAGTGATGTAATAGCCGCTAATATGTATTTTAACATAAGTCTTCTCCTGTTATTGGGTTGATATTAAAGGCAGTTTTGAGACATGCCGAGGTCTAAGGTATTATAGTATTTCGCAAGCTCCACCGGAACAAGCTAATGTTTGTGCGCCTTCAGTGTTGTCATCTTCTTCAAAGTTAGGTAACAATGAGAAGTCAACTTCAGGGAAGTCCGCAACAGCTTTAAGGAATTCACCCTTAGAGATGTCTTGGTAAGGTGCCTGTTGATAAGTGTGCTCAGAGTAAGGTAAGAATGATACCCCAGTGATGTAATCAAAGTTATCGTATACCCATGCACCAACATTCATCCATTCGTCTTCTTTAACATAGACAGTAACACTCACAGAATGTTCTGACCAATGCTTTTGGAATAACTTCCAGTTCTCAAGTTGTTCAATAGCTGATTGTTCGTTAGCTAGTGTAGCACCTTCTGGTGACTTGATAGGGAAAGAGAAGACAGTAGTCTTTTCTGGATTCATAGCATCTGGTTCGTTAGGAACTCCTTGGTCTTTAAGTAAGTCTGTTAAAGGGTCGTTGTTCGCCTGTCTTACAGTTCTTATGTAATAAGGAGAGAAACGCCCGTGAATCCCAGAGCTACTATCAACGAGCTGGCTAACAGTGCCACTAGGCTTAATAGTTGTGATGGCAGTCGCCGGATTGATGTCAAGCTTCTCTGCGTATTCTTCGTTAATCTTAATGGATTCATCACGTAGTCTTTCTAACATTTGTGGGTCTGGGTTTCGTAGTATCTTACAGTCTTGAATACCTGTTAAGGACACGCCTAATAGACGCTCTTCTTCACAGTTCTTCTGCCATACTTTACGTACATATTTAAAGTCTGTTAATGAAGCTTGTAGTGTACCTAATATAGTAGCTAACTTAATCTTACGAGCTAAGTCTTCTTCTGTATCATCTACACGACATACAACCTCTGATAGGTTACATAGCTGACCGTCACGTAACTGAATCTCAGCACAAGGATTTGTACCTTTAATTAATTCAGCATTACGACGTGCTGGTGCTAATGCATGAGCGCCATATCTAGAGTAGATACCCCGTTCACCTGAACCAGATTTCATTAGTGAAACCCATTCGTCCATGAATACAGCCATAGAAGGCTTGCTATCATAAGCGGCAGAGTTGTTAGCTAATGCTCGTTGTGCATCACGTTCCCACCAAGCGCCTGACTTACAGTCACGTACTTCTGGGTCTAATAGGTCTGATACTGAGATGAGTGCAGAGCGTCTAACGCCTCCAACGACTACAACTTCAGCAATCTTACATACTAAGTCATGTACTTCGATAGGTCGTAATTTACGCCCACCCGCTTTATTAAATGTCATAGTGACAAAGTCGAATAGTTCCATAAGTGGACCCGGACCAGAAGCCCTACCACCCATAGTCTTTAGTCTTGCGCCTTCTGGACGTACTTTAGAGTAATCCCACTGATGTATGTTACCTAAGTACAAGTCAGCGATTAACTTACGTAAAGCTTTAGCCCAACCTTCAGCACTATCTTCAACAGTGATGACACGGTCAGTCTTTACGAAGTTGTCATTAACAATCGGTAGTTTGTTTACTTCTGCAGTCTCACAAGAGAAACCAACACCAGTACCAGACATTAAGATATATAGTATCTCGTCAAACACTCGTGGGTGGTTTACTTGCTTAAAGCTACAGTTGTAGCCACGGAAAGGGTTCTGTGCTAATGCTTCTCCAGCACTCCACATTGCTCTCATTGATGGCATTACTTCTCTGTTTAATACAGCAGAGCGTAGTTGTTTAAACTCATCCTTAGTTAATACGTTATCGCTTATTTGGTTCTTCCAGAAACCAATCAGACGGTCTACAGTCTCCTCCCAAGTCTCACGACGGTTTTCACTGTCTAGATACCTTGAGTAGCGAGAAAGATGGATGAATGATTCGTATGCGTTCATAGTTAGTCTTCCTTTTGTTCTTTAAGTTCAATTACTTCTTCAATTAATGTTGCTATATTGTGACGCTTATCTAAGTCTACGTCAAACTCTTCCAACGCATAGTCTTCTAATTCGTCTTTATCCATGTCTAGGATATCTTCTTCATTTAATACTTCTTCAACACCTGCATCAATGTCCCATAAGTCACGTAAGTACTCTTTGTCTTCAACTGACATAGTGTCTACTTGACCTAAGAATATTTCTAGGTGGTCTTTATTCTTGATAGCTACTGAGATAAAGCTCTCAAAGTAGTCATCCATCTTTTGTTTATTTAACATTAGTGATAATCCTTTATATTTGATTCTAACATCGTGTTACACGCATAGTAAAGCTGTTTGTTCATAGGGTCTGTCGGGTCTTCTTCGTACTCGTCAATAATACCCTGTAAGAAACTCCTTATCGTAGGTGATAAGGGTGAGGTATCTGCTTTTCCATCATACAACAGTTGTAAGATTACAGATACATAGATTAGTTCGTTGTCAGTCATGTTCATTTTGTTTACACCCTTTGGAATTGTGTCCCAGCATCGTCTTCTCCGCCTTCTTCGTAGTCGTTTCCCTTAGAGAGTCTACCAGTTGGAAAGTTATAAAGCAATGTTCCTGATGGGCCTGTAAGACCAGTATAACGACATTTGAGGACTTTTGTTTTAATTGTGTTTCTTTCAATTTCATCTGCACTTCCTGAATCTCTAGCAAAGGCTATGATGTCCATGCTGATTTGTTTAATTGAACCTGAACCACGGATGTCGTCCATGCTAGGTAGTTTACCTTCTTCAAATGACCTACCCTTGTTGTCTGTCTTTCTCAAGTGTGAGATTAAGCCAATCCATACATTGTACTTCTTAGCTAGACGTAGTAAGTCATTCATTATCTTATCTATGGCTTCGTTGCCTGTAAGCCCTTCAGCACCTTCTGAAGCCAAGATTGTAATATGGTCAACAAAGACATACTTAGCACCAGAAAGGCACATATACTCAAGGAAGTCCATAATAGAACCGTCGCTAATACTACCTTGGTGGTCCAATACAAGTACCCTATCAGTACCGAAAAGTTGGTCGTAACCGATTTTAAGTTCATCTAACGGAATCTCCTCTGCCGCTGGGTTTCGATTTAATGCCATCCCTGCCATCTTACGGGCAGTTTCTGCGGGTGATTCTTCGAGGGAAACAATACCTATCTTGTCTTCTGTTTCATCTAACAAGTGTACTGCTATCTCTCGAAGTAGTGTTGATTTACCAGAGCCAGTGCCTGATGTCCATAGAGTAATCTCACCGCCTCTCATGCCTTTAAGTTTAGCATTGAGACCAGTCATACTCTCAGGATAAGGTACTGATTCTAAGTCGTTGTAAGTTTCTAGTTGTGTCCACAAGTCTTCTTTAGTTAGAATACCAGCGGGTGTGTAATCTGTAGCATCATATACAGAAGTAAGAACTTTATCAGGTTCTTTAATCCATAAGTCTGATGCATCTTTCTCAGTTGATTTAGCTATCTTAACTTTATCATAACCGATAATACGAGCCGCTTCTTTCGTTGCTTCACGACCAGCATCATCACCATCAAACCATAAGATTACTTCATCGAAGTTTCTAATCCAGTCTCTTTCTTCTACTAAGTCTTTTAGCGAAGAAGCAGAACGAACAGATACAACAGGATAGAATGTCTTGTAACGTTTATACCATGCTGATTGTACAGCCATAGCGTCAAGCTCGCCCTCTGTTATAACCAATCGTTTACCGCCGTTATAAAGTTGTTGTCCGAATAAGCCACCTCTGACTTTACCGATAGAAGTAAACTTCTTTGGTAGTTGTCTTACTTTGTAGCCTGATAGTTCGTTGTCTATATGATAAGGATAGTAGTGACTATCAATCACACCATCTAAGTCATAGCCTACCTTAACACCGTAGTGTTCTGATACTTGTTTAAATACGTTTCTTTCTCTGAAACCTCTAGATTGAAAGTCTCTCTGGACTTCATCTAAGCTTGGCCCCCACGTATCTACTGCGGAGAACCCATCGTCATTAGTCGTAGTCATTGGCTTCTCCTCTTTATTGCCTTGTTGTGATGTCCTACATGAAAAGCAGAACGTTGAACCATCTTCATAAATCTGTAGAGCATCGGAGCTTCCACAGGCTTTACATGGTTGATTTTTAGTTACTATTCTACCCATTATATCTCCTAATATTTAGTCATTAGTTCCTTGATATACTCACGAGTCTTTTTGGTAACGGCTTCTTTAGGAACAAACCTAATAGCCGCTATCTGTCTATTATAGAATCGAGG